TCAGGTGGCGCTCCGACGATCCAGGTTATCAAGGCGAAGGACACGGAGACCCTCACAAAGGGCGACCTGCTCAACCTTGAGTCTGGTGAGGCGGACCTCGCTGCAACTGCAGATGCGAACCTCCTCGGTGTATGCCTAGACACGGGTGCACGCACGGACTCCACGACCGACGTTTACGTCATCACTGACGCAGACGCCGTGTACGCGGTCACCGATGCAAACGCACGCGTCCTCGGTGCCACTCTGGACATTTCAGGCGCCACAGGCGCACAGGGCGTTGCAGCCTCCTCCAACAAGGAGTTTGTAGTCGTAGCCCCGTCAACAGCCGCTGATGAGACCCTCGTCCGAATCAACGTCGGCAAGTCCCACCAGAACAAGGCACAGTAAGGAGTAATGACCTATGGCACACGTAAGTAGTAACTGGTCTGAACTCCTAACGCCCCAACTAACCGAAGCGTTCTACATCGGTTTCACCGATTCAGGGCGCCGCGCCAGCATGATCCCTAACCTGTACCGCATTGAAAACTCGCAGCGGGCATTTGAGGAGCACATCGGCGTGGGACAGTTCTCGTCAGAGGGCTGGAACTTTGAGCAGACGGGTCGTGTAGCGTATGACGACCGAAACAAGGGCTACCTGAAGCGCTTTACGCACGTAGAGTACGCAAAGGGCTTCGTAGTCACCCGCAAACTCATTGACGACAACCTCACCAGCATCGCGTTCAACGATGCCCAGGAACTTGGCGACGCATCTTTCCGCAAGCGCGAGAAGAGTGCCGCTCAGGTGTTCAACAATGCGTTCACAGACTCAGGCACGGATGCTGACGGATTTGCTATCGCAGGTGCGGACGGCGTTGGACTTTGCTCCGATGCTCACCCACTCTCGCCAGTAGACACGGCAGTGACCGCAGACAACGAGTACACACTTGCCCTCACAAAGGACAACGTTCGTACCGTTCGCCAGGACATGATGGCGTTCACGGACGACCGAGGGGACATCCTCAACGTCATCCCTAACGCACTGCTCGTACCACCAGAGTTGGAAGATGACGCTCTCGTCATCATCCGCTCACAGTACGATCCATCCACGGGGAACAATGGCAGCAATGCCATCAACCCACAGGCAGGTCGTTTCACGGTTATGCCGTGGCACTACCTCTCGGATGCTAACGCCTGGTTTATGATTGACGAGTCACGCATGAAGCGCGACCTTATCTGGTACGAGCGCGTCCCAGTTGAGTTCGGTGCCGAGGATGACTTTGACACCTTCCAGAAGAAGTTCCGAGCCTACATGCGCTACAGCCGCGGTTTCCGTGACTGGCGCTGGGTTGCAGGCAGCAACGCCTCGTAATCCACTCCACTAGGGAGTAAACTGACGCCGCCTGTTGGGGTACAATCCTCACCAGGCGGCGTTAGTATTTATAGGAGGGGACATGACTGAAAAGTCGGACAAGTACGAAAAGCGGTACCCTAACACTGGCATCCCAGAAGCCCAGAAACATGAGCGGTGGGATCGTATAGAGTTCAAGGAACGGAAGAAGGAAGGACTCATCAGCGGACGCACGAGCCGCTTTATGAGCGTCCCTGACATGCCGTGGCTTCATGAAAACGACAAAGACAAGGAGAAGGAAGACAATGTCAATGACTAAGTACAAACTGGCACTAACCACTACCGCAGGCGGCGCTGGATCAGCAACGACCCCAGAGCCATGTGCAGGAGACGTTTGCGGTATCTATGTAGACCTCGGCACCCTCGCTGCAACCACAGACCTCACCATCACCGTCAACGACGGCGACGGTGCGCTCCCAGTGATCACTCTCACAAACGTCAGCACGGGCTGGTACTACCCCGTCGTCAGCGCCACCCACTACACGGGCAGCGGCACTCCAAAGACTGACGGCTACATCCCAGTAGTCGGATACATCACGGCAACCGTTGCCGAGGGTGGTGCATCTAAGGCAGGCTCCGTCTACCTGTTCGTAGAGGAATAATCTATGGCAATGACGCTACGCGAAGCACTCCGACTGGAGATCGGAGACACGGGGACGTTCGTCCGCGATGTCTACTCGGGGACAGGTGCCAAGTCAGTATTCTGGCTAGGTGGATCACCGATCCGAACCTCCACTCTCTCGGCGTATGTAGGAGATGCGGCAGCCACGGCTACCGCCACCGTAGAGGGACGCGTATCGTTTGCAACTGCACCCGCAAGCGGAACTGACAATGTAGAAGTCACCTACCACGTCGTCCAACTCACCGACGAGCAGGTAGACGAACTCCTCCGACAGCACGGCTACCTCACCCCGACGGCAGATGTGCCAGTGCCTACCGAGCCAGAGTTTCTACGCACGGCAGCACACGGATGCGACACCATCGCTGCACTCCTCGCAGGTGGCGGAGACGTCACCATGGACGGCACCTCAATCAGCAGGGCGGGGCTTGCATCCAACTATGCAGAGCGTGCAGCAGCAATCCGTGAACGCCTCGCCCGTGAGTTCTCAGGCATTACCTCTGCCAAGATCAGGCGCATTGACGGCTACAGCCGCGTGCGCGACGTCACAGTGGATGAGTCAGGTGCAAACTCTGAAAACGTCCGACGCAACTACTACGGCGAACAGGACATGATCCCGTGAAGCGTATCTCTGGTGCGACAATCGCTGCAGCAGCGAAGGACATCATCAGCCCAGCGTGGGAGATCATTACTATCCTGCGCCCCACACGCACGACCGACAATAAGGGCGGCTGGACCACTTCGTTTGCCGTTGCAGGATCGGGCTCAGGTCGCCTCGCTGCTATGAGCGGCGGAGCACTTCAGCAGTTTGAGGGAGAACTCGGCTCCTCTAGGGGATTCATCCTCACTGCAGCCAAGACCCTCAATGTGAGGCACTCGGATCGGATCAGGGCTCGGGGCATCACCGTTGAGATCATTGCCGATGTTGCATCCTCCACCACCACACTCGCCAGGCGTTTTGCATGCCGAGAAGTCAGTGCGTAAAGGAGCAACCATGCCACTCACCAAAGGCTACTCGTCAAAGTCCATCAGCAAGAACGTCAAGGCAGAGATGAAGGCTGGCAAGCCACAGAAGCAGGCTGTCGCCATTGCCCTCTCCGTTGCACGCGAAGCCAAGAAGGATGCAGGTAAGCATGCTCCATCCAAGGGACGCAAGCGCGGGTGAAGATTTCCGCCAAATTCAAGAAGTCGCCCAGAACAGCATGCTAGGCAACCCACCCTCGGCGGTCGGTGAGCCTCCAGCCGTCCGCACTGGACTCCTCAGGGGCACGATCTCCCATGCCAGGATCGCCAAGCATGAAGCCATCACGTTCTCCCCAATGGAGTACGCACCACACCTAGAGTTTGGCACCGTCAAGATGGGAGCCCGCCCGTTTCTACGCCCAGCCACTGATCGCATCAAGCCATCGTTTACCATTGCCGTCCAACGGGCAGCACAGCGAGCATAGGGCTCTCAGGCACAAAAACGACCGTCTACGCGCAACGCTGCGCCCCGTTTAGGATCGGGCTGGTATCCTAGGGGTCAAGGAGAATCATGAACGACCTGGACGCTGCTATCTACTCCAAACTCAACGGAGACGCCACACTCGCAGCATCGGCTACGGGGGGTGTCTATCGGATCGTTGCACCTGAGGGCACCACAGGGGTCTACATCGTCTATCAGATGATCGGTGCCCTCAATGACCTGCACACCATCGGCACTGACCGCAGGGTGGCTGTCTACCGCTACCAGATCAAGGCAATAGAGCGGGGCTACTCCGCCTCCACTGCCAAGACTGCAATCGCCCGTGTAGATGTGCTCCTCAACGACGGGAGCCTATCCACGGGTGGTACCACTCTGCTAGTATGCCGACGCGAGGCACCGATCCCCGACATCGTGGAGCGGCTAGACAACGAAGAAGTGTATCAACACGTAGGGGCAACCTACCTAGTAGAGGTGCAGCAATAATGTCAGACGAAGCCAAGAAGCCCGCATCAAAGAAGTACAAGGTCCTCGTTGAGGGCGGCATCGCCTACCCAGACGTGAGCGGCAAAGAGAAGCGCGTCAAGAGTGGTACTATCGTAGAGGACATCCCAGCCGTGAGCATCAAGTGGCTCGTGGCGCAAGGGATCGTAGCAGAGGTCTAAGATGGCGTTTTCACACGGCTCCAAAGCGGCACTCTTTATCGCAGGATCGGACGTCTCGTCGGCGTTCACCTCTGCGACCGTCACCCGCACCCGCGACACTGCGGAGACCAGCGGGCTCGGCGCCACTGCCAAGTCCTACATCGCTGGGCTAGATGACGCCACCGTTTCGGCGGAGGGCATGTACGAAGCAGGCTCTGGGCTGCCAGACGAAGTCCTCTCGGACATCCTCGGATCAGCCAGCAAGTCTGCGTTTATCCTCGCAGTCACTGGCGGAGCGACCGTTGGTGATGCTGCACTCGTGGGAAAGATTGACACCACCTCGTACGAAGTCAGTTCACCTGTAGATGGCGTCACCGCCACCACCCTTGAGTTCCAGACCAGCGACGGTGCACCTTCGGGCAAGATTCTACGCCCAAAGACTGCCACCACTGCCTCAGGCAACGGCACTGCCCTGGACAACTCATCCTCCACTGCTAACGGGCTCGTTGCAGTACTGCAGGTGCTTGCCATCTCTGGCACGACACCCTCCATCACGGTTGGAGTTGAACACTCCGCCGATAACACCACCTATGTATCGCTCGGGACGTTCACCGCAGTCACGAGTGGGACATCGGCACAAGTAATCACCACGACTGGCACGGTCAACCGCTACCTGCGAGCAACGTGGTCAGTTTCAGGAACAACCCCCAGCGCGACTATCGTAGTCGCCGCTGGAAGAAAGTAAGGGAGACACCACAATGGCGTTCAATCATGGCTCCAAGGCGTCGCTCCAGATCAACGATGGCTCAAGCCTTCGCGATCTGTCGTCGTTTCTCACGAGCGTGACGTTCCCACAGACCCTTGACACTGCAGAAGTGTCGGCACTCGGCAACACCAGCAAGGCGTACATCGTTGGACTTCGTGACTCCACTCTATCCATTGAGGGGATTTATGATCCAACGGCGGACGGGTACCTCAACACCATCGCAGGACTAAGCACCGCGACGGCGTTTGAGTATTTCCCGAACGGCACACCTGTTGGCAGCACGAAGCCAAAGTTCTCTGGCAACTGCATCCTCACTTCGTATGAAGTGGGCACGCCAGTTGACGGAGCGGCTACGTTCACGGCTGAGTTCCAGGTTTCAGGAGCAGTCACACGCGCAGTAGCGTAATCAACTAAGCCCCACTAGGAGGAACCCATGACAGACGAGAAGAAAGTACTCTCAGCAGCAGAACTCCTCACCTTCACTGCACTCCCAACGGAGACGATGGAGATTCCCGAGTATGGCGGCAGCATCGTCATCCGAGGACTCCGCAAGTCAGAGCAGATGGACCTTCGCAAGAAGGCACAGCGGGGCGACGGCACCTTTGACGAGACTGCCCTAGAGATTGGCATGCTCGCTGCAGGCATTGAGGAGCCAAAGTTTACTGAGGAGCAGATCACGCAACTTGCGCACATCAGTGCGGGAGTCTACGACGCAATCCTGCTCCGCATTGCCGAACTCTCAGGCACGGGGGCGACCTCCGTAAAGCGAGCAGAGAAGTCGTTTCGTCCTAGATAACGACCTCCGCTTCGTCTTTACTCTCGCCCGCGACCTCGGCAAAACAGTCAACGAACTCCTCACCGACCTGTCGGGGGCGGAGTATACTCACTGGGTTGCCCTATACTCCGTAGAGGCAAAGGAGGCAGAACGAGCAAACAAGCGAGCAAGTAAAGGCGGTCGTAGGTGACGGGCAAAGAAGCAGCACGACTATTTGTTAGCGTAGGCGCCGATACCTCCCAGTTTCAGGCTGGGATGCGTGGTGTGCAGTCGGGGCTCAACCAAACGTCTGCAGCCGTCAATGGCACGATGGGCATGTTCAAGCAGTTTGCCCTCGGTCAGATCGTCGGCACCTATGCCCTGCAAGGGCTCAACTCAGCCCTCGGCTTTGCCCGCGACTCCGTCATCGGATTCAACGCCACACTAGAGCAAGCACAGATCGGATTCTCCACCATGCTTGGATCAGGAGAAGCCGCCACTGCGATGCTCAACGACCTCAAGAAGTTTGCCGCCGCTACCCCGTTCCAGTTCACTGGACTCCTTGACTCCTCCAAGCGGCTCATGGCAATGGGCTTTGAGGCGGAAAAGATTATCCCGATCATGCGAACAGTTGGTGATGCTGTTGCAGGACTAGGTGCAGGTGAGGAAGGCATCAACCGTGCAACCTATGCACTTGGTCAGATGCGAACAGCGGGCAGGATCAACAGCCAGGACATGATGCAACTCACGTCCCTCGGTATTCCATCGTGGCAGTACCTCGCTGACGCCATTGGCGTCACCACTGCAGAGGTCCGCAAGATGAGTGAGAACGGACTGATCCCAGCGGAGTTGGGCATCAACGCCATCCTCGCAGGCATGGAGAAGGACTTCGGTGGCATGATGGCAAAGCAAGCGACCACCTTCAATGGTGCGCTCTCCAACATCAACGACATGCTCCAGCAGATTGTGGCGGGCGGCTTTGAGCCCCTGTTCAAGGAGGTAAGTGCTGCGGCGCTTGCGATGGCGACGTTCCTCCAGTCATCCTCTGGCACCAAAGTCATGAACGACCTGCGTACCATCGTCCAGCAAGTTGTGGATGTCATGAAAACAATCATCCCGACGGTGTTCGGCGTCATCGGAGCATTTGCGGGATTCATTGCAGCGAACCCGATTATCATGCAGGTAGTTGGTGCCATCATTGGGCTCCGCGTTGCCCTCGTTGGGCTCTCCATCATCACGGGTATCATTAGCATGATCCGCACCCTCGCCTTCACAATGGGAGCCGTCCGCGCTGCGTTTATGGTTGGAGGAGTTGTGCAGGGGTTCACCACCCTCATGCTGGCTCTCGCGCCTACTCTCGTCGCTGCGACCGCAGGCTTCGGTGGTGCTGCAGCAGCAGTTGGAGCGTTTACTGCAGCACTCCTGTTGAACCCTATCACCTGGATCGTCCTCGCCGTTGTTGGCGTCACAGCAGCAATCGTCACACTTGGTGGTGCATTTGACACTACAGGTGAGCAGGCAAAGCGATCTGCCGAGATGACGACTGACTCATGGAAGGACACCCACTCGTACCTGACCTCGTACAATGCCACTGCACCGCGTGAGGCACAGGCAGGAGGTGCAGCCTACGGAGCCGCATACGCTGCGGGCGTCACGGGCACAGGACCAGCGCAGTATGCAGCAGGTGCGTACATCTCCACCCAAGCCGCAACAGGCATGGCAACAGAAGGTGTTCCAGCAGGTGCCGCTGCAGGCAAAGCCGTTGGTGATGCGTTTAGCAAGGCTGCCATTGAGCAGTCCCTCGTTGCGTTCCGTGCAGGAGAAAAGGACATTTCAGGTGTTGCAACGGACACCGCAACATCGTGGCAGAAAGCGTTGGAAGAAGCGCTCAAGCAACTCAACATGTCAAACGCCAACTCCACCCTCAACAAGAAAGTCACAGAGGCGTTCACCATCAAGCCTGGCGTCCTCAAGGCGGCACTCCTCTCAGGGCTCGGTGGACTATCTGGTGACCTGCTCGCTCTCGCCAACGGTGCGATTGACAAACTCTACACAGCCCAGATCAGCCAGCGATTCGCTAACTCACTCAAGCCAAAGGGTAAAGCCATCTATGAGGGCTTCGTTGCCCTCAAGACTGACATGGTGCGCGGTGCTCAGGAGGCACTAGACGCTGCCAAAGCCAAACTCATGCAACTCCAGGACGTCGTCAAGAACCTGAAGGACAAGATGGCTGCCTATGCCGCAGAGATCAAGCAAACGCTCATGAGCGGACTATCCTTGCGTGGCATTGACATGGCTGCAGAGTTCAAGGAGGTCGCCTCAACAGTCACCACCACCCTCACCTCAACCATGAACGGGATCACTCGCGTCATCCAAGAGACGGCTAACAAGGTGACGCTTGAGCCGATCCTCAAGGATGCAACCTACGTTGTCAGCCAGTTCCGCGACAAGGTGACGCAGATGGCTTCGTTTATCAAGAACCTTCGCAACCTGCAAAACTCTGGGCTCAATAAAACGCTGCTCACTGAGATCATGAGCATGGGAGCCGTTGAAGGTGGTGCGATTGCGCAGGCGCTCGTTGGCAACAGTACAGCCATCCAGGAGATGAATCAACTGCAGTCGTATGCAGACCAGATGGCAGGAGCCTTTGGCAACATGATGGGGCAGTCAGAGTTTGGTGCACAGATCGCTGCAGCCGAGGGAGCCGTAAAGAAGCAAGAAAAGGTAGTCAAGCGCAGAGAGGCTGACCGTGATGCTGCTCTAGCGTTTGACCCTATCCAGGCGACACTAGATGCACTTGCACTCATGAAGAAAGGCTCAGGAGCCAACAGTGGTGGTGGCGGCGGGGGCGGTGGTGGCGGAAACAATGGTGGAAACAATACCGCCACAGTCAACAATAGCGTCAGCATCAACCTCGTCGGTGGAGCAGTTTCAGGGGACTCCATCCTTGAGCGCCAAGCGCAGGCTCGCAGGATCGCTGACGAAGTTGCACGCGCCCTCGGACAACTCGGCACGGCAGCCAATAACGGCTACATCCTCCGATAATGGCAGTCACCACAGTACGCCCTAACGGAACGATCAGTGGATCGGGAAACTTTACCCTCACAGGTGGAGGTGCAACTGCCCACGCCACCCTCAGCGACAACTCCGACAGCACCTACCTAGCCAACAGCACCTCGGGTGTTGCGACGCTGACCCTTGACGTTGGCACCCTTACGCTTGCAGGCAATGAGTCCGTCAGGCAGGTCCGCGTGCGTGCGCGTGTGCTCACCCCCACGGTTTACGGCAGAGTCAACCTCAACCTCGGCACTCGGCAGGCAGGTGCCGCTAAGTACTCCTCTGCCCTCGCTATCCGAGGACAGAACGCCGCCGCCACTACCATCACAGGTGCATGGCTATCTACCTCACCGTTCGGCGGTGCGTGGTCCCAGTCAGACATCAACGACCTCCGCGTCCAACTTACGGAGTACAAGACAGGTGCCGATGAAGCCAACGTCTACGAACTTTACGTAGACGTAGATGTTGCGACTGAGCCAACGACGACTGTATCCTCACCTACGGGCACGATCACCGACACTGCCAAGCCAGAAGTCACGTTTACCTACACAGACCCAGATGCCACTGACCAGCAGGCGGCATACGAGGTCAAGGTATTCTCTGCCGCACAGTACGGAGCATCAGGCTTCACCCCTGAACTCACGGAGGCGTCCTATGAGTCAGGCGTTATCTCCAGTGTAGACCTCAGCCACACGCTCACTGGCTATCTGGACAATGCTGTCTACCGTGCCTACGTCCGCGTAGCAAAAAGTCTCGGTGGTGTCTTACTATTCTCCGACTGGTCTTACAGCGCGTTCACCCTTAGCGTCACCCGCCCAGCAACTCCCACTATGACTGCCTCATGGGATCAAAGCACCAGCCGAGCGACTATTGTCGTCACGGGCACCTCGTCAGGATCGTTTGACACTCAGTACTTTGAGGTTCAGAGAAGTGAGGATGGAGGCGTCACCTACTCCACCATCAGGGGTGCGGATGAACTCGTCCCTGCATCGGGCTATGCGTCAACTGTTTATGACTATGAAGTCAAGCGTGGGATCACTGCAAAGTACCGCTCCCGATCCATCGGAGCAGTGGGCACAGGGTTTGCCAACACGGCATGGAGCACCGTTGCAGATGTCGTCATCACCTCCGACAGCAAGTTGTGGCTCAAGGCTATCGCCAAGCCATCCCTGAACTACGGCAATGCTGTCGTGCTCAACCGCCTCGGGGTGACTATTGAGGAGAACCTCGGCGTGTTCCGCCCCATTGGGCGCTCACTCCCAGTTGTGGTTTCGGGCACTATCGGAGGATCAGATGGTGAGTTGGAGATCGTCACGACCACCACTCCAGAGTGGGATGCTATCTACGCACTCGCCACCTACCAGTACACCATCCTCCTCCAGGAATCCACAAACGACCAGAAGTATGTCCGCTTCATTGCACGCACGTGGGAGGAACAGCAGGTCGGCTCCGTCAAGCAGCGCATCCTCCGCATCGGATACATCCAAGTAGACCCAGAGGAGTAACCATGTACCCTACGTCTGCAGAGTACAAGGCTGCCCTAAAGCGAAGTCACCAGACCACCCTGGTCGCTGAGGTATTCTCGGGCGACACTAAAGTCCTGACCATCTACCCCACGGATGGTGAGGTCAGTGTGGATGCCACTCAAAGGATCAGGCGCACGATGCGCCTCACCCTGGCATCGCCACGACCCACCTACACTTCGTACAACCAGATCACCTACGCTGCCCTCTACGGCACCTATACCACCTATGCAGCAATGGCGGCAGACGCCAGCACCTACGGCACCCTCAAACTTGCAGGGGAGGCGGTAGCCGTGCAGGTGGACTCTGGGCTCGTACCCGACAACGTTGCCGATGCCCTCATGCCCTACGGCAATGAGATCAAGATTAGTCAGGGTGTGGAAGTCACGACCAGCAGCCCCTACACCTACTCACTGCTCCAAACGTCCTACGCGACCTATGGCGCACTAGGCTCCGCCATCCAGACCTATGGTCAACTCGGTCAACTCAGCACCCAGACCACAGGCTACGAGATGATCCCGCTCGGTGTGTTCGTTATCACCGATGTAAGCATTGAGGATGGCGACAATGGAGCAACTATCCAAGTTTCAGGACTAGACCGATCTGTCAGGATTGCCAGGAGCAAACTCACTGACATGTACCAGATCACCGCAGGCACAAACGCTGCCACTGCCATCCAAGCACTCCTCCAGGACCGCTGGGCAGACATCACGACCTCGTTTTCCGACACCACGGCGACCCTCAACGACATCTACCTCGGCTCGGACACCAGTACCGACCCGTGGGCAGATGCTCAGGACATTGCCCAGTCAATCGGCATGCGCCTATTCTTTGACCAGAACGGGGTATGTAGACTCGTCCCTCAGCGAGACTATTCCAACGCTTCGCCAGACGCCACCTATGAGGACGGTGAGGCAAACGTGCTCACCTCTATCTCCCGCAGGATCACCGTTGAGAAAACCTATAACACGGTCATTGTTGCGGGTGAAGGCACCGACAACACGACGACCGTGTTCCGTGCTGAGGTTTACGATGATGACCCTGCAAGCCCTACCTATCGTTTCGGCAAGTACGGCACCGTCCCCTACTTTTACTCATCCCCCACGATCACCTCAGGGGCACAAGCAGCCATTACTGCCGAGGCACTCCTCCAGCAACTCAAGGGTGCGACAGAGGAGATTGGATGGTCTAGCATCAGCGACCCGAGCCTGGACGTAGAGGACGTCATCAAGGTAAAGAACGAAGGGACAAAGGTGGATCAGGTGCTCGTCCTAGACTCGTACCGCCTCCCGTTCAAGGCAACTGAAGTCATGAACGCCCGCGCTAGACTCATCCGCACCCTCACAGGTGAGGCGGCAGCATAATGGCAGACCGTCGTATTCCCACCCCTATCGTCACCAGCCCCATTGACCGTGAGATCGGCAGGATCGTCAAGGCGTTTACCCCCTCCATGGAAGCCCCCCGACTCCACTACGGCGTCATCGTTTCTGCGTCAGGGGGCACGGCAACCATTACCGTCTCAGGAGGCACTGCACAGGTTCAGGGTGTCCGCTACCTGGCTGACTCCACGCCTAGCGCAGGCAACGTGTGCGTGCTACTATCCCAGGGAGGCGACATGCTGATCATTGGCACGCTTACCTAGGAGTAGAATAAGAACATGCCGACCACGAGCCGAGGATACCCATACCCCACCAGCGGCGACGATGTAGACGTCCCTGGTGATCTCCTTGCGCTCGCCAGTGCCATCAACACAGATGTTGGCAATGGGTTGGGCTCTGCCAGCGCCGCCATCGTCAACGCGACTGCCGTCTTTGAGGGCACCCAGGTCAAGGCAACAGGCGTCGCCTCCAACTATGTCCTGACTGGCAACGGCTCAAACGGTGCACACTGGCAACCAGGCGGTGGAGATGTCGGCACGTTTA